CCCGCTCGTCGTCTGGTACACACCGCTTGTATCTACCCATGCCAAAGCCGACCCCATGCGGCACTTTGCGTTAGGCCCAACGCAGCCCACCGTGTCGCTCACACGGGTAATCCTACCGGCTGAAGCTAGGTCACCTACGGAAGGCTGGTACAGCCATGTCTCATTGGCTGTAAATATCATCAGGTTTGAGTTGTGCTCAGCCACCGCTGTGATGCCTTCTTCAGAAGGCACCTGCACGAAGTTGTCGCCTACAATGGCGTTGGGATAAAACGGGTCCGAGAAGAAGACCGTGTTGCCCTCCGCGTAAACCATCCGCCCGGACACCACTGCAATGTCCACAGCGTTAGGCATGTCTGCGGTTCTGAAGTAAGCGTAGGCATCTGTGTTGATGCCAGGGCTAAGCACCACAGGTGTTATCATGCTCGACTCGCCGTAAGACAGGGCGTAGTCGCGCAGATTAAACTTGTCTATAAACACCTTTCGCGTCCCACTAAAAGACGCAGGCAAGTACGCCCAAGTGCCAGTGTACTTGTTGCCAAAGTAGAGGATGTCCGCGAACTCTTTGAAATAAAAGAACTCATCCTCAGCCTGTATCCAAGACTCATAGGACTCGGCAAAGCAGGTTTGGTATTGGGGCAGGAGGTCCTCCATGCCTGACACTGCCACCACCTCCTCGCCCCTGTCTCCAAGAGTTGTTGGCACTGAATCTCCAAAACTAGCGGCTGCTGCCGTCTGGCTCGTATGCGGATAAAGCGGGACCTCAAACCTCTCGTTGGTGGTTAAGTCGTAAATACTCACAACATATATCTGCCCAAGAGGGGCATATCCCTTTAAGGCAAGCGGGCCACCCGCTTCAGATGCATCACCCTTCGTCAAGAAAACAGAAAGCATTTGCAAGTTGCCAAAGCTTGTCTTGATAAGGTGTGAGCCCAGATGCTTGATAAAGCCCCACTCAGATGTTGAGGCACCACTAAAGATGGCAGACATCTCAGTGTCGAACTGGGTGACCTGACCAAAGCCCTCTCGCACTTGCCAGCAGTTGTTGCTGAACAGCATGTTCAAAGCGAACGACCCTGGTGTGGGTGCGTTCGCCTGGATGCCGTCTCGGAGGACCTGTACCTCTTGGGCTTTGGTGGCCATTAGCTGTACCAGGGTACGGTTTGGATGTAGTCGTAGCCGTCGTAAGCCCTGGCTTGCAGGTACTCTCTGAACTCAGAGATGCGTGTAGATGCCTGCCTCAAGATTGGCTCGCTCTCAGCGCCATCCACAATAGCGTACTGACGGTAAGCCAGCAGGGCGATGAGGTCGTGGAAGGGCGAAAGGTTATCGATGAACGTGTCAGCACCAACACCTGTCCATGTCAGGTTGACCTCAGGCACGTAGTTGACTTCGTAGGTGCCTGTAAGCCTGGAGCTAAACCTAAGGACGGTGTTAGCCAAGTAGTAGCTACAGGGCACAACATCTAGCGCCTGCTCGTTACTCACCGCCTCAAGCCTCTCCATGATGCGCCCGTCAGACCCCCTGCGCTTTACGATTGTGTTGAGCCTTACCAGGCGGCCACTGGAGGCAACAGTCTCACCCAGAAGCTTGGGGTCGACGGCGGCCAGGTCGTGGCTGATGGCGTTGGAAAGGGTGATGTTGGCGGTGACATTGTAAATGACTGGGTTGATGTCGCACACCATGTTGCGAAACTCTCTATACCCGTCATCTAAGTATGTATTGACATCATCGTCAGACACGAACGTCTGATCAGGCTCATCAATATACTGCCGAAACTTAGATACTAGCTCAGCTACCGTCATCCGATACCCCCGAATACCGGGCTAATGAGCGCCTCTTGGCCTCGCGCAGTGTTGGACTGCGCAGCCTCCATGGCGTCCTGCTGCTGTGCCATTCCGACCGCAGCCTCGGCCATTTGCCCTTGGGTCTCAGGCGACTGTGCTGCCATAATGCTCTGGATAGTCTGAGCTTGGCTTGGGGATGGCAGTTGGCGTGGGAACACCTTCTCAGCCTTGATGAACTCCTCAGTGGTCGCCATGGGGTTGCTCAGGGCAACCACCACGTCTCTGATGTACAACTGACGCTCCTCGGGTAGGGCGTAGAAATCGTCAGTATGCACGAAGTCAGCGAAGACCTTGAGCATCGACTTGATGTCATCGGACTGGAAGATCTCAATCTCGAAGCCTTGCTTGGTCGCCTCAAGCAGCTTCTTCGCGTGAGACAGGCCCTGAACCTTCTCGGTGATGTAGGCGTTGCCAGTGCGGAAGGAAAGCTCCTGCATCGCTGTCTCTGGGTCAATCAACCCAGCCTGGAACAACTCCATCACGTGCTGATCACGGTCGCGAGCATCGAAGCGGAAGGCGCTGCCTGCCTCGATAAACACCTCTGGGTTGTCCACGATATTCTCTGAGCTAATCGCCCGGTACAACACTCGACCTGTCTGGTCGAGCATGCGAACCATCTTGGCCTCAGTGTAATGAGCCTTCATCAGCTCAAGCACAACCTTGGCCATCTCCCGGATGGCGCGCTCCACGTTGGTTTGAGTCTCCTGAAGCTGCGAGGTATCACGGTCCGCCAAGACTTGCATAGCCTTGCCCGAGCTAACACCAACAGCGCGCTTACCAAGGCTCACCGAGTGGATGCCCGCCACGTCGTGCATCTCAGCCTGCGTGCGGGTAATGCTGTCCAAG